GAACAAGCAATCAGGGGTGAATCTGATAAGACTGCTGCTGCTCTAGCTAAAATTAAAGATGAGGCTAAGTTCACCGTTGATAACCTTCGGGAGATTGCACGTGAACAACCTGAGATGTTAAAGCCGCTGATGCTGGCTTATGAGTTGACTGACGGTAACGTTGATACTATCACTAAACTCAACAACTATCTCAAGCAATCCACTGGCATCCTGAATAAAGCATTTATTGATCTTCAACCTGAGATCCCTTCTGTGGTTCTCAAGGGCTTCTACTCTAACTTGTACAACTCTACACTGAGTGCTTTTGGTACTCCCATTAAAGCAGGTCTTAGTGCTGCTGCACAACTGATTGAGAAACCCCTTCGTACTATGGCAGGCGGTATGCTCAACAAAGACATGCAGACTGTTCGTAGAGGTTGGTATCAATACAGTGCCTTTGGTGAAGCTCTTCAAGATTCATTCGGCTACCTGAAACAGGTCTTCAAGCGGTCTGGTATGGATCCTGAAGTCGTTGCTGCTCGTGAAGACTACGGTATGCCGTCTAGGCAACTTGAACTCATCAATTCTTTTGCTGACGCTAAAGCAGCTCAAGGGGATTATGGTCCTCAAGTGTTTGCTGAGATGGTCAACAACATGCATGACCTTGCTGATCACCCTTGGCTTCGGTTTGGTCAACGTTCCATGCAAGCTTTGGATGGTTTTACCCAATCAATGGTTGCTCATGCTGAGGCAAAGGGACGTGCATTTGATGACATCACTAAAGGTGGTCAACTAGAGTTTGATGCAGATCGTGCTAATGAGGTGTATCGTAAAGTCTACAGTAAGATGTTTGACGACACGGGTCTCATTACAGATGAAGCTGTTAAAACTACTAGTGGTGAAATCGCGTTGAACCTGGATAACGCAGCTACTGATGCTGTGTCTAGTTTCATTCGTCGTGCACCTATCTTTAGACCGTTCCTGCTGTTCACTAAGACTCCTTTGAATGAACTGGCATTGTCTGCTTCTTACACACCTCTTGGTTTGTTTGTTAAGGACTTAAATGCTTTCAGGGAACCGTTTGAAAACATGCCTTACCAAGAGGTTGAGCAGCTGCTTGCAGCTCGTGGTATTGAAGTAGATCCTGTTTCCGTTCGTGCTAAATACAACGAATTACGTGCTGACATTAAAGGTCGTAAGGCGTTGGGTGCATTGATGGTTAGCGGTGCTACCTTTATGGCATTTAACGATACCATCACTGGTAACGGTCTTTACGACAAACAGAAGCAAGCTTTACGTCGTGAAGCTGGTTGGAAACCTCGTTCTATTCGTCTGCCTGGTGGACAGTGGGTTAGCTACGATAACCTTGGTCCTATTACTACTTGGTTGTCCTTGACTGTTGATGTCGTGGATAACTTTGATAGTCTGGCACCTAATGAAATTGGTGAACAACTACGTAAACTAGGATTTGTGTTGAGTTCTGCTATCAAGGATAAGACTGCTTTGAGTGGTCTTGAGCCTATGATGGATATTCTCACGCTTAATCCTGGTGCTATTACTAAGTGGGGATCTGGTTTCCTTACTAGTGCTGCTGTACCCGGATCTAGTCAACTTGCAGAAATCTCACGTCTGATGGACCCCGGTCTTAAGGAAGTTGAGATGGAACTGTATGACATGATGCGTAACCGTAATCCCCTTACTAAAGGTCAACTGCCTGCTAAGTATGATTGGATTGACGGTGGGGAAGTTGGGGTTCCTGATAACCTGATGGCTCGTGTATGGAATACGTACATGCCTTGGAAGGTTAACGGTAAAATCAGCCCTGAAAAGCAGTTCCTTATGGAAATTGAATACGATGCCCGCCCTACCCTTCGTACTGATGGTAAAGGTGTAGCACTGACTAAAGAACAACGATCTGAAATCACTAACATTATGGGTCGTGATGGACTCTTTAAACAGGGTATCCAGCGTGTCATGCAAAATGTTGACTATAAGGCATTCCGTAAGCGTTACAAAGAAGCAGTTAATGCTGGTCTCACACCTAATTTGAGTGATTTTGAAAACATTCACATCTTACTTGATCGTGAGTTGCGTTATGCAATGAACATGGCTAAGGCTAATTCACCTAGCTATGCTGACATTACACGCAAGCGTTACATCCAAGAAGTTACTGGTAACTACCTGCGTAGTGGTAATCAGGCGGAAGCTAAGCGATTCCTTGATTACATGGAACAATTTTCTAAGTAATTTACTAAACATTTAAAGCGTTATGGCTGTAACATCCAATACTTTTACAGGAGATGGTTCAACTACGAACTACTCCTTTACATTTGAATACCTAGAGCAAGATGAAGTCAAGGTAACACTTGATGGAACTGCAACATCAGCATTTACTTTTGCCAACGCTACCACCCTTAGCTTCACTTCTGCACCGGGTTCCGGTGTTGAAATTCGTATCTACCGTGATACAAACATTGATACCCTAAAGGCTACGTTTTTCCCAGGTTCTGCTATTAAGGCAGAAGATCTCAACGACAACTTTACTCAAAACAACTTTGTTGTACAAGAGATTCAAAATAACACCTGGGACGTAGACCTTCAAACTATTAAATCTAATGAGACGTGGGTGAGTAGCGACGATCAAATCGCTACCACCGCTGCAATGGACCAGCGGTTCCAAGATGAAGCAGCAGAAACAATTACTTCTGCGGAAACTTGGCCCGACAATGATGACACTATTGCCACAACTGCGGCGATTGATAACCGTATTGATACTGCTATCACTAATGATATTGCGGGTAGTGACGGTGTTCGTATTGATGATGATGGTGATGGTACGATTACCATTGGTCTAAATGATA